CGGTGCTCATACTCGTTTCTACGAGATGACTGATATTCGTCGCGATGGTGAACCTATCGTGATTGATCAAAGTAAAGTTGCACCACGTCTCTTGGCTCAAGGGATTGACATGATCGCTGCATCTAGAGAGAACTCACATCTTTTCTTTGGTAAGAAAGGTACTGATATTGTATACGGATTTAAGTACTTCAATGCTGGTGACAAGAGACTACAAGGTTCTTGGTTTAGGTGGAAGTTCCCAACAGGTATCCTATTCCATTACGTAGAGAACAATCGTTATTACCTTGTCTTTGATGACGGTACGATCAGCTTTATACCTTTGAACGACAGCATTCAACACACTCCTAATATCGTTAATGCTGATGATGAAGACTACAACATTCATCTAGATAATCATTCTGTTGTCGCTACAGGTTCTCTTACCTACAACTCATCTACTAATAAAACTACATTTAGTTATCCTTCACGCCTTACGGCTGGTCGGACAGCTGCGCTTGTTACTGATACAAATAACAACCGTGGTCGATACCAAATTGTTGAAGGTAGTCCTGGTGGCACTGGTTCTTTGACTGGTGACTGGACTGATTCAAGCATCTTGATCGGTGACCTATATCAAATGAAGGTTGACTTCCCAACCATCTATCCGACTTCTTCTAAAGGTGATCGTGTCGTTGCTGACACCAAAGCTTCTGTAACTATCCAACGTATCAACCTTAACTTTGGTGATGTTGGTGAGTTCAAGACCACCCTTAGTAGAAAAGGTAAACCTGACTATACCGATATTCACGAGTCTTCCATCTTGGATGGTTACCTAGCTAACCGTGCTCCTTACGTGGAAGAAAGTATCAGAACTATCCCTGTGTACGAACGTAATACCAACGTTGATGTCACGCTCATCTCAGACCACCCATCACCTGCAACCCTGCAATCCATGTCATGGGAAGGTGATTACAACCCTAGATACTACAAACGGATCTAATTACATCCATCCGATTACACAAGAGGCTGCCATTGAGGTGGCCTCTAATTTACGTCCAGAAGACTACCGCGAGGTGTTTGAAGGCTATGGGTTAGATCCATCAGTAGCAATACCTCAAGAGGCTCTAAAAGGCTTCTGCATACATTTCACAGTCCCTGACGGCAGGATTGCCGGACTAGCGGGGGTAGGTGACAACGGAGCTGTATGGATGCTCTGTACGTCAGCTATCCACGATTATCCCGTTCTGTTTGCTCGGCAGGCTAAACGCTTTATAGACAGCAGAACCGAACCCGTTCTGTGGAACTATGTAGACAAGCGGAATACAGCACACCTTAGGTTGCTGAAATTCTTGGGATTTACCTTCGTCAAAGAAGTTGAATTTGGTCCCAATAAATTACCCTTTATATTATTTTACAGATGGTATTCCCACTAGCTGGAGCACTTGGAGTTGTACAAGGTGCACAAGGTGTCCTTGGTGCAGTCGGTGGTTTCCTTGACAATAGTGAAAACGAAGCTATTCATAACCGAAATAAACTAAAGGTTGCCAAGATTGATGCTGAAAATCAACAGCGTCATTTACGTAATCTTCAGTCACTCTCTGGTTATCAAAATCAAGCTGTACGTTCTGGTAAACAATTAGACACTATCCAGACTCGTGCTGCTGAGGCTAGAGCTGCATCACAACGTCAGATCAGTTCAGCTGAAGATGAAGCGATAGTGGCTAATCAAAATAACTACATCCGTGCCATGCAGAACATGCGTGCACGTAATGGAGGTACTGGTGTTGGTAACCGTGCCGTGATGGCAAGTCTTGGACGTCAACGTGCTGCTGGTGC